AACCCAACAGCCTGTATTCTTTCTTCCCAGTAAAGCCAGTAACGGGAAGCGTAATGTTTCTAGTGCCCACTTGAGCAGAGTAAGTATTAACAAGACCCACAACCACAGTGCTAACGCCTCGGATTTCACCTGTAGCTGGGCCGTTACCAATCACTGCGTCTACTGGATTGCTTTTTATCTGCGCGGTGAAGGGCTTTCCAGCATGGAACGTCCCGACAAAACCAGTAAGCAGCACGCTAGCTGCGCCACCAGTTCCGCTAACCACAGAGAAGTTTCCGTAATATGTAAGGCCGTCATTGCTCAGCACATTAACTGTATCGCCAATGGCGTAACGTGCGCTTACATCCAAGTAGTTGTTTGCTATTGCGCCTGTAACGTATGAATCCAAGCCAATCTCGGCAGCAAATTCACAAAGGTAAGCATTAGACCCGTCCACAATGTTTACAAAAATTCTATCGTGAACAGCACAGACAGTAGCAAACTCTCCCATAGTAGTTGTTAACTGAGTCCAAGCTGCCTTCTTTTCAGCACGGTTAGAATTAAATAATGAAATCTTTCCGCTGGCTGTCGAAAGGAAAGCGTAAGACTCACCGCTACCAAACGCGCCATGAGAAACTGTCATAAACTTAGGTTCATTGGGTGCCTTCACTAGATGAGAGGCAATCGTAGAAATGGCAGTGGCAGAGTAAGCATCCTCAGTATCAGTATAAAGATACTCACGAACAGAATGACCACCGTTCTGCACAAAGATAGTTGCACCATCAATTGATACAGGCTGCACAAACTCAGAACCAAATGGTGTCTGCAATCTAATCTGTGCATTGGTAGGCGTGATCGCTTGGTTCAGATAGGTTGGAACATACAGCTCACCAGATGCGCCAAAGATTTGGAGATCGCGATTAGAGATCATGTAGCGAATTTCATTCACATGCCCAGTAGCTGCTACCAAGCCAATTGAATCACTATCTTCTGCATCGGCGACATCAAAGTTAAAGAAGCTTCCAATCTTACTCATCCAGATAGAGTCAGGTTGAGCAAGCGTTCCCGCAAAGCAAAGTCGGTTCTCATGAAATGCAACCGCAGCAGGGTAGCCTCGAACAGCAGAGAAAGATTGCTCAGACCAGTTAACTGTTGGCGCATGGGTGGTAAGAGTTATTATCCCACCGCCGTCTTCAGATGAAGAAGCATTACCGCCAGCAGTATAATACCAAGTGTTCTCATCAATGATGCCAGCAACAGTCCTTGTTCCGTTAAGGTTAGCTGTGTTGATACCGCCCGTGGCAGCAGCGCCGCTAATAACTAGGCTTTCCCCGCCACCAAAGCCGTGAGCAAGTTGAGTTACTTCTACCGTGGCAGTACCTTCTGCCGTGCGAAGTGGGTTAATAATTGCAAGTCTTACCTGTAGTTCGTCAACAACCGTTCCAGTAACCTGCGTTGCAGATGTATAAGCCGTGACCTCGATCTCAGAGTCACCATACTTGATGACAGTACCTACATGATCAGAAGTAAAGTAGTCGCCACTTGTGGTAAGCGTAACGGACCCAGTAGTACCAGACGGATCAAGCGTCATAGCATGTGGTTGGAAATCATAATAAGGCTGAAACGTCCTGTGATTATCCAGCGACTTATCAAACGAATATGTAGTTACTTCAAACGAAGTAAGGCCAGTGCGAATCAACATCCTTGGCATAAACAAAGGATGGCAGATGAACATTACATCCCCATACTGCGCAAAGGTGTATTCGTTTGTATATAAATTGTTGAATGGCAGAGCGTTACTATCTGTGTCTGCCGTGATTGTACCCGTATCAACGATTGTATCGTTGACCTGATCTAAATAAAAAACACGGATAGCTGCGTTGGAAACTGAAACAACGTACTGCTCATCGTCTGAAAACTCGAAGTTAAACAGCACAGTGTTACTGCCTACTGCACCGAGAGAAGAGATAAACTTTGCGCCATATCTTTTCTTCACGCTGCCTTCTGACATGACAATCATGTTCTCAAGGGATGCAGCAGATGCAGAATAAACAGAAGTATCAGTTCTCATTTCCAGTGAGGGACTTACCTCTCCAAACTGAAAGCTGTTTTGCGGTACTCTAATCTTCTGCATTAGCTACGCCTTTGAGCGATAAACCTAGATGTATTCAATCGTTGTGTTGTCTGACGCTGGGAGTCACGGTTCCGAGCTTGGGTCATCATAAACACAGCCTTCTGTTCTAGAAGCTGTGACAGAGACGCATCACGCGCAACCGATACAGCAAGTATAGAAGCCATCGTGTATTCTACAGCGACCGTAAAGTACGAAGGCCAAGTAGATTCAGCAGCCCTAAAGATGTAATCAACAATTAACTCTTCAGTGGCAGAGGCGTCACAGAAAATCTTGTCACCATAAGTATCAAACTCAATTGGTGATCCGTTAATCGTAACCGCGCTAACGGTTAAGGTGTTTGATGGTAGCTGATAGGCAGCACTCCATCGACCTGTTGGCGCAGAAGCTAATCGACTCATCACAGCCTGATCGGTTGCGAAACCCCACCGAGTATTAGTCAGTGAGGATCGAGCGACATCTTCATACATAGCCTCGCAAACATCAGCTTCAGCAGTACCTTCTGCAAAAGAAGAAATAGGCAGTCCACCCATAAGGATAGATGCGCGAGAACATACTTTAATATCTGTGTTTGCTACTGTTGGCATGAAAGTTTGGGGGGCCGAAGCCCCCCACCCCCTTTAGTTGTTGTCAAGGACTTCGTAGATACCGTCGGAGTCAATCGCAATCGCGCCCATCGACATCATAGATGTGGTCAAGTGCGCAACCTTCTGAGGAACATAGTTCACCTCAGTCTGGACATCGGCGTTGATGCCAATACCCATAGCAGTTTGATGGTAAGCGAAGTTCTTACCGCCAGCCACAGCAGACGTTGAGAAAATCTTGAAGCCCAAGAATTCTTTCATTGTCATACCACCAGCAAACGGCAGGTTCTGAGGACCAACGTAGTCAGAAGAAGCAAACTCGTTGATGTTGAACAAGTCAGCAAAACCAGCAGGAGACATAGCAATATAACGCTGGCCGTCTTCTGGAACGTCAGCAGTTCCAAGAGTTTCGAACAATGTCAGCAAGTCTGCTTTGTCGACTGCACCACCAGTATCACCGATCTGAGTTGCGTTTGCACCAGCGTCCATTGCGGCGATGATAAGCGCATCAGTTTGGCGACCCAGAGCAGCAGCAGCAGATGTAGCTACAGCCTGACGCTCATTGATGTTGATCTTCAACTCGTCGAGCTTGTCGATGTACTCGGCAGCAAAGTAGTCAACCATTGTGGCCTCTACGTTGGTGTGTGCCAAGTCCATTGGAGCAACGTCAGCTTGACGGACCTTAGTTACAGCAGCACCTTTGCCAATCTTCTGGAAACGAGCGACTGAACCCGAAACATTAGAAGAGCGGACTGTGTTACGCAACTTAGAACCCATGCGCTGATACGCGAGGTGAACTTCAGTTTCGAACTGTTTAATAAAAGCTTGGTCGATTGTGTTAGCCATTGGATTTTTCCTATATGAAGTTTCAAGTAGACGGGTGTCCGTTACTTCACTTCAGACAAGGGTATCCTCTCGGGCCTCTTAGTGCATCACGGGCCGTGATTCTTTGGAATCAATACTATCATAAGGTGGAATACAACGCACAAAATTAACTATGCGATGTTTACCTTCTTCAATTTCATAAGGCTCAAAGCCAAGATGAACCAGCCAATTCTGAATAAAGACGTTCTCATCCCACACACTGCAATAAAGTTTATCGTAGAAGTGGTGGTAAAAATCAATTAGTTTGGGCGATGCTTTAACAAAAGAACGCCAGTGCTTTCGAATGTCCTTGGTAAACATAGTCCATAGCACTTGATTGGAAACACCACATATAGCAATGGGCTTGCCGTCAGACTCAATAACGTGACAGAGGTCATCGTCCAAACATTCTAGCAAAGCTGTTAGAATGTCCTCTTCGTATAGGACTTCAAACTCTCTAATGTTTTGATCGCTCATGTTCTGGTATAAGGGAAAGACGTGCTTCCCCTTATACTTGTGAAGCTCTAAGTTGTTAAACTTAATGATCGGCTTAGCCATAAAGCTTTTTGAACCCATCTTCCACTTGCTTTACAAAGTTAGGATCGCGTTGCTGTACGTGGTGATACCGAGGATCGCGCATCATTTCCTGTAGTGATGCCTCATTAACCTGACCTGAGATAGAAGCATCGCCAGAGAATGATCCGTCCTTCATATTCTCCATGATGATCTCGATTGCCATGATACCTTCGGCAGTCTCACACATCCGTTCAATCGCAGGAGTTACTTCTGCTGGAAAGAACTTAGAAGCGAATGCACTTGCAGCATCAACACGCACTGAAGCGTTGTCACCAAGACGAGCCGCTTCGGCAGTTAAGTCTGGCTGCTGACCTTGAACGGCACTCATGTACATCTCGATGCCCTTCTCGAAGTCTTCCTGACCGTATCCATTCTCAAATGAATGCTCAGACCACCACTTCATAAGCTCATTATCTACAGCCTCTGCTTCATCAACGGACTCAGGAAGCTTGTAGTCACCAGAGGTTTCGGGACGATCAGCATATGCTTGCTCACTAATCTCATCAGTGATCTGCTTTCGAAGGTCTTCTTCCTTC